ACATCTAACCGCGTCGCGTCTGTATATAAAGGGCGACAGCAATGTGAACGCACTGAAAAAAGCACTCAGTGCGCAAAGCACTTTAGTCGCTGTCAACTTTAACGTAGTGGAAATTTCGCTCGGCGGGCTATCGCCCGCCTCGCTGGGCAAATGCTGTAATATTATTACGCATTTGCCCAGTGATGGACCGGAAGGCCGGGGCGTCGACTATAAAAGCCCGGCCCATATATGCGCACGAACGCAAATGCGGTAAGAAGAGTAGAGTTCATGACTACCCCCGCAACTACCGAAGATGCCTTCCAGAGTGGCACACAGGAGAGCTCAGACAGTCCTTCAGAGCCAATCCACACCCACCAAACCACGTGGAAGAGGAACTTCGAATTCCGGAGCTGCAACGCCTTTCTCACTTACCCGCGCTGCGCGCTCGACTGTGAGTATGTCCTCGATCTCCCTGTGGGCTCCTATGTATTTCGCTGGAGTCCTATTTACGCTCTTGTTAGCGCCGAAAATCACCAGGACGGTGGTATACACCTTCATTGTCTTATTCAGACTCTGGGCAGGATCACTACCCGTGATCCTGCTTTCTTTGATCTTGATAACCAATATCATCCTAATATTCAAGCTGCACGCAGTCCTGATAACACTAGAGATTATATCCTTAAGGATCCAATATCACATGTTGAGAGAGGAACTTTCCAACCAAGGCGAGGGAACACAAGGAACCCCGGTGATCGGGGTTCCGGTTCCAAGGACGCCATAATGAAAGAAATCTTCAGAACTGCCACCTCTAAAGAGGACTACCTAAGAATGATTCAGAAATCATTCCCCTTCGAATGGGCTAAGCATCTTAGCCAATTCGAGTATAGTGCAAACTACCTATTTCCTCCAGTGCCAGAGCCCTTCAATAATGATTTCCCTGAGACTGAACCCGATCTAATCTGTCGAGAAGTTCTCGACGAGTGGCAACACGACAATCTCTTCCAGGTAACTCCGTACACCTACATGTTGGCCAATCATCATTGTACGAGCATAGAAGAGGCAACATCTGACCTTCAGTGGATGGCCGATCATGCCAGGACCCTGAGGTCTTCCACTATCGGAAACAGAGCCTCTACATCGTTGGACCTTCAAGGACAGGAAAGACAACCTGGGCCAGAAGCCTAGGTACTCATAATTATTGGCAGAACAATATTGATTTTAGCAGCTATGATATAGCTGCTGATTATAATGTAATAGATGATATTCCATTTAAATTCTGTCCTTGTTGGAAACAATTGGTCGGTTGTCAAATCGACTTCACTGTAAATCCAAAGTATTGTCGTAAGCGTCGCATTAAAGGCGGCATACCTAGTATAATCCTTTGTAACTACGACGAAGACTGGCTACAGAAGATGACAGAAGACCAGAAGGACTACTTCAACGCCAACTGCGTTGTCTACAGGATGCAAGCTTCGGAGAAGTTCTTCACTCCATTCGGCCAGTCATAATAGTTACTATTGTCAGTTTTTTTTTAATATGTTGCCCCTTGCGCGCCCTATGCCGCCTGCTTTGTCCTGTCCCCCCTATATTGTATTTCCCCCAGAAGCCGGACCTTCCAAACGTATATTGAATAAACTGCGTTTATCTGTATTGTAATCATATATCTCTTTATTGATTTCCAGTACTCTTGAAATACAATCTGGTAGTGCCGTCTACATTAAACAACATTCCGTTGCCAGCAGCAAACGCTAGAAATAATCCTCCGGATTTCATATCTCCAGCGTCGCCTCCTGTCGTATTTTTCCATTCAGTTCGGACCCCGAGACGCTTTACGAACTTCGAAAAATACACATTATTATTGCAGGGAGCAATAGGCTTCGAACTATAATCAGAAGAACCCAAAGTCCCATTACTTTCCAACCTGAAAGTCCATCTCCTCTTGATGATGAATCGATGACACTGATCCCTCGCCACCTTCCACGTATACGGATACAACGACAGCGCATCCGGATAAGCGAAGATCTGCTGAGTCGTCAACTGCGTTCCTGTAGGGGAAGTGTCATAAATCAACCATATGACACCTGTTCCTCTTGCACAATTTTTGAACAAATCAGTAGCAATATTTATATGCAAATCCAGCGACAATTTGTACGTTATAGTCTCGCACGTGTGCCTCTGATTGTCATCAGAGCCTCGGGTGTAACCATTTAATAGATTAACAATTCCACCTTTCTTCACCTGCACCTGTGTTGGTCCACAGGCATAAAAAGTCTGCACCTGCAGATTAGGTCTCTTATCTGAGCGACCCGATTTAGTACCCCGAAGGTATGAATTGTAAGGCGTATACCCCTTCCTAAGCGCCTCTGAAGGCCACTTAACAACTCGAGTAGAAGAACGTGGCCGTTTTCTACTAGGTCCGCGAGACGACATGGCCAACGCCCTCCTGAAATCCTTGTAATTACCTGACCACGATGAACCCTCACCCTCCGGGTCCTGTGCCGACCACTTGGCTAGCAGTAGATCCAGGCCTATGGGGGGTATTCCCAAACCCTATCTCCTCCGTGGTGCGCTGTCTCTTCGCTCTAATCAAGATGATGACATCCCGTAGGAACCAACGATATGTCAGATATATCGACCCTACAACACATAGACAGACTGTTAACCCAAAGATAAGCTTGAACCACGGGGTAGCCGGCGGGTCCGCCGGCGGCGGAGATAGGACCAAAGGTAGGGTTCCCCCTGATACCTGAAATGCTTCTTGTGGAGACAT